ACTCAAATATTATTATTCATCATTCTATGAAATGGGAAGCCTTATATATACAAAATATTCGCAAACCTTGTGTAGAATCTAATGATAATTATATTATTAAAATATAAAAAGAACTTAGGATGAATACCAATGGATGGGGAAACAATTGGTATTGATCTTGGAACAACGTATTCTTGTGTAGGCGTTTGGCAAAATGATAGAGTTGAAATCATTGCCAACGACCAAGGAAATCGTACAACGCCTTCTTACGTAGCCTTCAATGAAAAAGAACGATTGATTGGCGATTCGGCAAAAAATCAAGTCTCTATGAATCCAACCAATACCATTTTTGACGCAAAACGGATGATTGGACGCACTATGAACGATTTGAAACAAGACATGAAACATTGGCCTTTCAAAGTAGTAGAAGGAAAATCAAATCAACCCAACGTCCAAGTAACCTATAAAGGGGAAGAAAAAACATTTTCACCTGAAGAAATATCTTCGATGGTGCTTATTAAAATGAAAGAAATTGCCGAAGCCTATCTTGGTAAAGAAGTGAAAAATGCGGTCATTACAGTACCCGCCTATTTCAATGATAGTCAGAGACAATCGACCAAAGATGCGGGGGCGATTGCTGGATTAAATATTTTACGTATTATCAATGAACCAACCGCCGCAGCAATTGCCTATGGTCTAGACAAAAAAGATGAACAAAATATTTTAATCTTTGATTTGGGTGGCGGAACCTTTGATGTTAGTATTTTATCGATTGACGAAGGTATTTTTGAAGTCAAGGCAACCGCTGGAGACACCCATTTAGGTGGTGAAGATTTTGACAATCGAATGGTAGATTATTGTCTCCAAGAATTAAAACGAAAATATAAAAAAGAATTAACGGACAATCAACGGGCAATGCGACGTCTAAGAACATCGTGTGAACGTGCCAAACGTACATTGTCATCGTCTACAGTAGCTAGCATTGAAATTGATTCATTGATTGATGGTATGGATTATAACACTACTATTAGTCGCGCCAAATTCGAAGATATGAATATGGATTATTTCCGGAAATGTATGGAACCAGTAGAAAAGGTCATTCGTGATAGTAAATTATCTAAATCACAAATTCAGCAAATTGTTTTGGTGGGTGGTTCTACTCGTATTCCAAAAGTCCAGCAATTATTGTCTGATTTTTTTGGTGGTAAAGAATTATGTCGTAGCATCAATCCAGATGAAGCGGTTGCATATGGTGCTACCATTCAATCCGCAATTTTAAGTGGACATAATCAATCCGAAGCATTAAAAGATTTGTTATTGATTGATGTGACGCCTTTATCCCTTGGTTTAGAAACTTCTGGTGGTGTAATGACCAGTTTAATTCATCGTAATACTACTGTTCCGGTAAAAAAGACTCAAATTTTTTCAACCTATTCTGACAACCAACCGGCTGTAAATATCCAAGTATTTGAAGGTGAAAGGGTAAAAACCAAAGACAATAATAAACTGGGTGAATTTTTGTTAGAAGGAATCCCACCTATGCCACGCGGTCAACCACAAATTGAGGTGTCGTTTGAAGTAGATGCTAATGGTATTCTTAAAGTGAGTGCCAAAGAAAAAACCACTGGTAAAGAAATGCAAATCGAAATTAAAAACGATAAAGGTCGATTATCAGATTCTGATATTGAAAAAATGGTACAAGATGCCGAATTGTATAAATCCCAAGACGAAGAATATAAGATGACCTTGGAAACAAAGCAAAGTTATGAACAAAGTTTATATCAAATAAAAAGTCAGATGGAACAATCATCTATTGCTGAAAAGGAAAATGTATTACAAAAAATCAATGAAGAAATCCAATGGCTAACAACACATAACGATGAATCTATTAATGTGTACAAAACCAAACAGCAAGAACTACAAGAATATATGAAATCAGTCGGAACATCTACTGAGGATGGTTCGGAACCTGGTTCGGAACCCAATATCGAAGAAATCGATTAGGATAAATCAACCTTTTATTTTATTTTGTTGTTATAATGCTAACTTTAAACCAAAAAATAAATAAAATAAAAGATGATATATCATTCATTAATAAACTAGAACTAGATGTATGCGGAAATGCATATTTTAGAAAAAATCTTATTGTAGATAATAGTTTAATTGTTCAAGATTTAGATATTTATGAAAAGTTGATTGATTTGTCAAATAATGGTATGTCAGGTATATTTGAACCATCTGGAAATACATATTATTATGATTCTACACCAATTGGTATTGGTACAAGTGATGTAAATGAAAATTTTTCTTTAACTATTTCAGGTGGTTTATATTTAAGTGGAAATAATTCTTCCTCAATGAATTATACGGATACATCTTGGTTAAGAGATACGTCAGATAATGTATATATAACTCATGTAAATACACTTGGTATAGGTGTAAAATATAATGATTATCATTTAATAATAAGTTAGATGTGTCTGGAAACTCATATTTCAGAAATAACCTTATTGTGGATAATAGTTTAATTGTTCAAGATTTAGATATTTATGAGAAGTTGATTGATTTGTCAAATAATGGCGGTGGAGATGTTACACAACAAGAATTGGCTACAAAACAAGACGTATTGACTGCGGGGACAAACATTACGATTACAGGTAATACAATTAGTTCGGCAGGAGGAACTTTACCAGCAGACGTAAATTTTTCCAGTGTAAATACAAGCGCATTAAATACTTCTACTATCGATTCGAGTGGTAGGGTAGATATAGGTGATGCGGACGGACAAAGCGAAGGTTTAGTTCTTACGGGAAACGCACCAACGATTACTTTAAAAGATACAAACGGCAGGTCGGGAATGATACATATGAACAACAGCAAAATGTTTTTTTATCGGGGGCACCCGGTAGCGAAGCTTGGACGAAAGTAAATGGAGAGTGGTCTCTTATATTACATACAGATACAAATCGAGCACAATTCGGCGGTATTATATCCGCACCGAATCAAGTTAGATTTAAAGCATCAAGAACTTCCAGCACAACTATAAACACTAATGTAACATTACCATTCAACAAAACATTAGAAAATGTTGGCGGTGGATATAGCAACACCACATATACATTTACCGCCCCTATTACAGGAACATACTATTTTTACGCACAAATATTTACCACAGGAGATAATAAATTTAGAGCGGATTTTCTTAGTGGTTCAACATTAATTCAACGAATTAGTAGAGAAGGTCCGCGCTCGGGTTCAGGTGGTCCTACTTCATTTGTGGGTTTTTTTCATTACACACTTAATCAGGGACAAACGATGTATATGAAAAGAGCAGATGGTATTGTCAATCTGCCAGTAGACCCATATTGTCAATTTGGTGGATATTTATTAGGTTAAGAATATTTTCTTATTATAGTATACATGGACTCCATTATTATGAAAATATTGATGAAGTATTATTTAGAAAAAAATGGACTTGTGGCGACACCTATGATAGTTTAGAGTGGTATGATACGACGATTCCGAAACCAACGGAAGAAGAACTAGAAAGTTTATGGGAAGAATTGAAAAAAGATAATATGAGACAAGAAAGAAACCAACTATTAAAGGATTGTGATTTTAGAGTTTTATCTGATTATCCAAATACAAATAAAGAAGCTTGGTTAAGTTATAGACAAGCATTGCGGGACTTCCCTAGTGTGTGGTTGCCCGAGATGCCCTTTCCACAAAAACCCGAATAAAATAATATATACTAATAACGTATATATTATTAGTATTCCATTACCAAGAGTGTAATCGTTTTAACGCCATGTGGTTTTATGGCACCATCAAGCAACTAATATACGAAACAAAGAATGTAATAAAATACTCTGATGTTAATAAAAAACAAGGACATATAAGAGAGCCAAGTCGTTTTTTAGGATATTAAAAGTCAATAGCCATGATACCAAATTATACTTTAAATAAAAATAAACTCCTATGTTATATGCCGTCTAAATATTTGTTTTTGAACAACAAAGAAATTATGTCCATCTCGCGAAGTTTTGTATGGAGAAACTTACCGGTTTAAGTAAGCTAAGTTGTGATCGCCATATTAGTGTGATAAATGCGGTGATTGTATTCGGTATTGCTTGTTCCCATAGCGAAGTATTATTAAAATTTAATGCACCTACTTTAAATTATTATAGTTCGTTCAACAACCAGCCGTGTATTACCTTCAATCCGTAGACAAGAACATATTTGAACAAGTATATGAAAATCAAATTCATCTATTAAATAATAATAATTTACACCATTAAAGATTTAAAACATCACTTAATCGCATTATGCTTAACCCTTAAACTCGATTACGTAGACCAACAAGCGAATGAGGAACTACCTAAGCATCTCGGTGATATTTGACCAACTATAAGAATAAAATATCTATCGTAATGTATATTCACAATCAAGAATGTAGTATGACTATATAAAAACCGTTATATATTGTCTATAAGAAAT